GAACGATGTTACTTTATCTATTGCCATTATGGTTTGCTCCAAATTTCATGTTTTAATACTATATTAGGAAACTCACCAGAAGTTTCTAATAATGTATCATATTCTGCTTCTGTAGTATAATCTTGTGGAATATCTCTTAATGATTGTCTCCAAGTTTTTATATTATCAGGCATAGTGTAATCACTATTTGCCATATAGTCTGTTTCTTTTAATCTTTGATCTCTCATTTTTCTTATTTCACTAAGTTTTCTTTGAGCAGATTGTGCAGCATACTCTTCTTCTCTTGCAATAATTTCTGCCTCTTCTTCTGCTGTACAAAGAACTCTTTCGCCATTTAATAATTTATATTTTGCCATTATTTTTTAATCCCATAAAGTTGATAATCCATTGTTTCAATGTTTCCTGAGGACATAAAAACCCTAACTCCTGTACAAGCACCTAAATCTGTCATTTGAAACCCACCTCCAGCAACAAAAGTCATTTGATTGTTTGCAGCGGCAGTGGTTCCAATAGACCTAAATTGAATATATTTATGTCTGTCGGTTTTGTATGGTTGAAAAATATCTATTATGGAATGACCAGACCTATCTTGGTTTGTGTCCATATGTGCTGATACATAGAATCTATCGTTAGAATAATAAGCATTGTAATTTTCACTTGTGCTATGATCATCCACTGAGTTAAGACCACTATAGAGCCAATAATAATAAGTTGTGGCATAACTTCCACTTAATTTTAATCTTAAATTTATTGCTGAAGCTGTAGCTGGGTGTACTGCATTTAAAACTAATCTGTAATTTTCATATGTGCTTGAAAAATAACCTTCTATGTCAACTTGTGAAGTTGAGCTTGTAACTTCACCACTTGCTAATTTTACAAAATCTGAACTTGCTTTGATATATGAATAATCCATTCGTTTTAAAACTCCTGCATCACTTACTAATAATTCATCTGTATCTGCAGGTGCTTCTGCAAGTTCTGTTTGACCAGAAATAACATTTGCATTTAAATGTTCGCTTTCAACTGCTCCATCAGCAATTTTTGCTTCTGTTATTGCATCTGCTGCTATCGCTGCAGTGTTGACTGATCCTGCTGCTGGTGCATTTGTTGCAGTTGCTCTACCTAAGAACACACAATACATTTCGTCCGTACCATTTGTTAACGCTGCGGATAGTGTAAGAGTAGTGCCCGATGCAGTGTATGCTTTACCTGAACCAGGTTCCTGAATAATGTTGTTAATTACAAGTCTGATATCATTTTCGTTAGTTACGGAATGTGATAGCGTGTACGCAGTTTGAGAGTTTACGATTGTAAATACTTGTCTCTCAAAACTTATGAAACTTCGGGCTGGTGCGTTTCCTAAATATGCCATGAATCTCCTTACGTACTAATTGCATCGACAACAGACATCCAAACACTTAACGAACTTGCCGTGTCGGACTGTGCTTTTACCACGTCTCCCGATTCAATTACTATTTTACTTCCACCGTCTATAAGTTCGAGCGATCCGCCCGCAACTATCGGTGCATTTTTAATTAAGTAGTGGTCCTGAGAACCACTTGTTACAGTGGATGTAATAAATACACTCGCACTTATTGTTGATGTAGTTGTGTTTGCTAAACGTATGGAAATTATCGCGTCATCAGAATCACTTGTGTGAATAGTAGAAGCTGATGTTCCTACGTCTTGATCTCCATATCTTTCAAAATCTTGTGCCATAATGTTTATTTACTACAGAGCGATTGACATTGCAACCACGAAACCTGCAGATACTCCTCCTGTTACTGTTAATGCTCCATTACTAGCTAGTGTTGCATCTCCTGATACAGCCACTTCTTGATAACTAGTGCCGTCTCCGACTAATATTTTTCCTGAAGTATTGTCAGGCATTTTAAATAATGTGCCTACCGTCAGGTCTCCTATAGTAGATAAGTTTGAATTAACTTTGTTGCCGATGTTTGTAACATGATTACCCATGAATCCATGCGAAGAACATTGATAATATAAAATATTAGGTGTTTCTGAATCTACAGCAATTTGTGTGTAAGCTCCTGAAGATCCAGGAGTTCCATTTGTAGTTACACCTGTTGTATACGCTGTAGTTTTATCTGCTTCTAAATAAAAACGTAAAGGATGTCCTGAGTTAGTAGAATCAGCTTGATCGAATCTATAGTAATATTTTGCACTTGAATCCGCACCAGAAAATTTTAATGCTGGTGATTCTAATCCATCTAAAAAGTATGCATTACTACTAGAACTTCCACCTGATGGATAAGGATGATTACCTGTTTTAGAACCTACTTTAACAGTAATTATTTTTGGCGCTGATGAAGAACCATATTCTTCTGGATTTGGTAAACCTATCTTTGCACCTGGAACAGTACAAAATACCTCTGTTGCACCTGCAAAGTTTACAAGAGCATCACTATTAGAACTGGAGATAACGTAAGTTCTAGCAAGCGTGCTTGCTCCTGAGTTTAAAGTTCCAAAACCAACCTCAAAGTTTGCCGTTCCTGTTTCAAAGATACAGTAATAAGTAGTGTTGTTTCCACCGATACCAGCAGCAAAAGTTTCAAAACCTGAAACTGCTCCACTTAGTGTAAACGTACCCGTTCCGGTAGTAGTACTATTTTCTTTTACCCTATCGTTTAATTTAAACGCCATTTAAAACCTTACGATGTTAAACTAATAATAGCATTTGATGGTGTACTTGGATCAGGGAATACAATAGTGAAGTCACCATTGGTCGCTGTCTTTGTTCCACCAAAATCTAAAACTACAACTAACTTATCACCGTTAGTGTCATTATATATAACTCCATAAGCTGCTCCAAAGGTTGCACTTGAAAAAGTTAAATTAGCAAAATCAACTGTTGCTGTTCCTGTTCCAGTAGCAACTGCCTGACTTGTTAATATTGCTCCTCCAGTGCTATAACCACTACCCCCACCAGTACTAACTTCGTTAGAAACCGATGATGAATAGGCAGTATCAGTATTTGCATAAGGTAATCCAGATCCAGCTGTATATAAAGCTAGTTTAAACTGGTTACCTCCACTTGCAAAATTATGTGTGCCTGAAAGCAATTCGCTTTTAAAGCTATGTGGTATCATATTTGCCATTTTTTATCTCCTTATTACGGTGATGGTGATTTAATAACATTACGAATAACACCATCCTGATATTCGTCTCTTCTTCTTCGACCCTCTTGTTCGATCGAATATGAAGCCAGTGATCTCTTATAAGACATTTCATAGTATTGTAACAGATCTGTAGGACCTTTCAAGTATCCATATGCTTCTGTTAAACATGCGTATAAAAGTAAATCTTGATATTTATTAGATAGATATGTCCCATTAGTAGCTGCAGGAGCTGCTGTAGGAGTGGTAGTATTTGTTATACTTATAGGTTGTTTCATGTATGCTAAAGTTATTTCATAAGTAGCGTCTGGTGTAGGGGCCACAACCCAAAAATCAGCATCCCAGTTTGCATAATATTTAGGAATACCAGATGCGGTTCCAGGCGTATCATAAAAAGTAGCCATATAACTTGTTTCTTTTTTCTCTAAAAAATCTTGAGTATTAGGTGTTACGTTTGTATTTTTTAATTGAACATATCTAATATTTCTAAGATCAGCTGGTATAGTTACATATCTATTACCACTAATAAGAGTAGACGTAGCATAAACTCTATTATCATCTGTATCTACTTCTCTATATATTCTATTTTCTGCATTTTTTATTATAGTATCTAATATTGTATTTGATAAAACAGAGTCATCTACCTCTGTGTAGTTTCTAATATCTGTTCTTAAATTGTCTAAAACGTATGCCATATTATGGTGTTAACGTTACAGGCCCTGCTGTAGTCGTCATACCTCCTGATTCTTCAGTTATAGTGGGAGTTGATCCCAATGTAAATGTATACTTATCTGTTGTTGTAACTGTAATTGTAAAACCGGATGCTCCTTGATAAACAGAAGGAGCTAAACCTCCTAAAGATCCTTCTACATTTCTAAAAACAATTGTATCTCCAGTAGATCTACCATGGTTTATTTCAGTGACAGTTACAGTTGTAGACCCACTAGTTATTGAAAATGGATTAGGTCCTAATAATCTTGCAACAGCAGGCTCATTTCTATCTGGTCTTGCATTACGCAAGCCTTGTGGTTCTGCTACAAATCTCTTAGGTTCTAACTGCGGATGTTTTTTTTCATACTCTGATGTGTGAACTCTAGCACCATTCCACTCTATAACCATTTCAGTATATGGAAATTCCATACCAGATCTATCAGAAATAAATTTTGAGTGCTTACCAATAGCCATTAATTAACCTCCGTATAATATGATTTAGGTGTAATATATGTACTAGAAGAAGAACCGTCTTCTGCTAAAGCTCTTTGTAACTCATCTTCATAATATAATTTAAATTCTTGTGTTCTTTGTGGATTATATTTTTGAGATAAATAAAACGTTAGTCCTGATATCATACATGGAACAAATCTATAAGGAACGTCTGTTGCGTTAGTATAAGATCCAACGTCTTGTATTCTTTTTACAAAAAAGAAATTTAAAAATTTTCCATTTTCAGTAGATCCAGGTGTTAAATATAAATTAATCGTAATTTTATCTATAAATCTTTGCACAAAATATTGTGATGGTTGACCTGTAGAAGTTTTATTTGATAAAGCTTGATATGCAGATCTCGCTATTTTTGTTAAAGGCACGTCTATGCTGCTATCGTTTCTAAAACTAGCTTCTAAGATATCGTCAGCACCATTAACAAAATTAGTTACTGCATCACCACTAGTATGTGATGCTGCTGTTGTATCATCTGCTCCACGTCCAGAAGCAGGACAAATAATATTATTTCCAGAAATAGATGTGTACTCTATTATTTCATCGTTAACTTTAATTTTACCCGATGAAGGCATGTTTGTTACAGATGTAAGAGGTATAGTTGTAACGCTACTATTTATACCTGCTGATAAAGTAGTTGTAACTCCATTAGAAGCCCCTTCTGCAGAAGATCTAAATATCGTATACTCTGTTTGATCAGTTGCTAAAGTTATAGATGTGTTTTGAACTTCCCAATAGTGAAGACCACGATTAGCCCACTCTTGAAACATAACATTTAACGTTCTTCTAGAGGTTTTTAATTGATACCCAGATACATTCTGAATACCCATTCTTTCAAAAGACTCTTCTATTATCTCATCAATAGAAAAATTTTTTTCAAAAACTTGAGTTCCAGAGGTAGTGTTAGCCATTTAGCCTCCTACTTATCTATGATAACAGTTACAGTAGCATTTGATAAAGCAGAAACAGTCATTCCACCCTCAAATAAAATTCCATCCTCTGCAAGATTGTATGCAAATACATCTCCTGCTGGAACATCAACTTGAAATTGTGTTACCGAACTTCCGTCTTGTAAAGTAACTGAACCTGCAGAACCATCAGATGCTAAGATAATTCCTCTTAGTCTTGTTCTACCTGCAAATACAGAACCTGTGCTTGCTTTTCTAACTGCTTTTACGTCTGATTTCATTATCCCGTATATCCTATTGTTACAGAGTCTGTTGTAGTTAAATCTAAATAGACTCCTGTTCTAAATCTTATACCAGAACCAGGAACAAATACATCTAAACCTTCAGAACTAAACTTAGCTTGAAACTCTAAAGAACCTGTAGCGTCTGTTCCATCATGTAGTTTTACCAAACAGTCTGATCCACCATGAGCCATAATATAAGTTACTCTGCATGGTCCTAAATTTGTACTACCACCTGTTATAGTTTTAAACCTTCCATCAGCGGTTAGTGTTGTAAACTTTTGGTCACTCGAAAATGATCCTCCACCTGCCATAATATTCTCCTTAAATTTATGTGGGGCCAAAGCCCCACATTAAATTAATTATTAACCCTCTAAACCAGCGTCAACAACCGTGTATGTAAATACACCAGTTACTGTTCCGCCAGTAGCTGCAGATGAACCAACAATACCTGTAACAGTAGATGCTGCAGAAATTCCTCCTGCAACGACTAAT